TAGGACTCGGAATCGACACAAAACTAAACGCACCAAAGAACAATAAGGCTATAGCCACCGCACAGCGCCAGAAATTAGCTCGAGAGGAACTAAAACGGGCTCGTAGGGCAAAAGTATTAGAACTAACCGAAAAGCACCGCATCGCTTTTAAAAACGGTAATTATGAAGAGGCTAGCAGACTAGAGGAAATCCTAGACGACATTGTCGCATATGAGGATGAACTCGCTCGCAACAGAGGACAGCACAAGGAGGCACGCAATGAATAACAACGAAATAACGACGACCTTCTCGCTGTCGGACTTTGCAGACGGAACCGTGTTTGACGAATTAGGACTACGTGACAGGACCGTTAGCGAGAGGGAAGTACTCCTCGTACAACTCAAGAGAGAGGCAAAAGAGTTAGGACTCGGAGCAAAAGCCTTTAATGCGATTGTGTCGGACTACTTACGAGGCGAGGCGGTATCGAGTGTAGGCTCAATTGCTGGATACGATATGCCGACTAGGTGGGTGCTCACTAACACAGGCGAAATTCAGAAGACTACTATGGAGCTTGCATGCAGTCACCCTATATACATATCAAAACGATTTATTGATTGTCTTACAGGCGAAATAAAACTTGAAATAACCTACTCGAGAGACTCGGAACTAGAGCGACTTCAATCGTTCATTGTCCCGAAATCAAGAATAACCTCATCACAGAGCATTGTTGCCCTTGCGAATAAAGGTGTATCGGTATCAAGCACCAACGCAGCACTGTTAGTCAATTATCTACAGGACTTCGAAGACACGAATTTTGACAGAATTCCAGATATTAAGAGTATCAATCGCTTCGGTTGGATTGGTAACGAATTCTCACCCTATGTGGACGGGATCGAATTTGATGCAGATGATAATTACCCAGAATTAGAGCAATGCGTAACGAAAGCGAATGGCACTATAGAGGGATGGAAGGAGATTGTTAAGTCAGTCAGAAAGTCCAATAAGATAGCACCTAAAGTCGCTCTAGCTGCCTCGTTTGCATCAGTTCTGATTGAGCCACTGGACGCACTTCCGTTTTTCGTTCACTTCTGGGGCGCTTCTGGAGGAGGTAAAACCGTATCGCTAATGATAGCCGCATCAGTATGGGGTAAACCTGATGTCGGATCATACATTAAGACGTTTAATTCGACCAAAGTCGCACAGGAGATACTAGCCTCTACCCTATACAGCATGCCTGTTATCTGCGACGAGCTGCAAATTAAAGCGGGAGCGAGTGACAACTTCGACAGTTTGATTTACGAATTATGCGAAGGCTCAGGCAAGAGCCGTTCGAACAAGCAGCTAGGAATTCAAGCCTCCAGGAATTGGCGAAACTGCTTTATATCAAGCGGAGAGCAACCAATTACAGGCGAACTGAGTGGAGGCGGAGCAAAAAACCGTGTATTTGAAATCGAGTGCCAGGACGACCTATTCAGCGATCCAATGAAGATAGTCGAGGAGGTCAAAGCAAACTACGGACACGCCGGGAGAGAATTCGTAGAGGCACTAGACAGCAAGACACGCAAAAAGATTAAGACCGCACAGCAGTCTGTTTTTGCCGAGTACAGTGAAAAGGGATTTACCGACAAACAAGCCCTTGCAGCATCGATAGTAGTTGTGGCCGAGGCGTTCTACAGCTCTATAATTTTAGACGAACCGCCGAGCTTTACAGCGGAGGACCTCGAGCCTTACATCGCAACGCATGACGACGTATCGCAAGACTTGAGAGCGGTTGAGTGGTTGAAAGGTTGGATAGTTAAAAACTGGAATAAATTTGACGAAGATGCACCAGAGATTTACGGGTTAGCAAATACCAGCGAAACGGTAGATATTGTTGCTCCTATATTAAGGGAGCATTGCCAGAAAGCAAGCATTAACTACAAGAAACTAGTGTCATACCTAGACAGGCTTAAAGTTCTTGAAACAAATAAGGGCAGAAAAGACCGCCGAGTAAGAATAGGCGCAACATCACCGTGTTGCATATCAGTTAAAAAATCATTCTTGCGCAAAGAAGACAATGATTAACTTGTTCACAACGTTCACAAAATGTTACCAATTTAAAAAAACGACCTGAGAACAGTAAAAACATTGATATTTCAATAATTATAAATAATAAATATATACTTGTTCGCAATGTTCACAAAAATATTTACACACTTATAGGTTGTATAAAAAAAACATAAAAAACATATACGCATATAAGTGTGAGCAAAAAAAAGTTGCGAACAACTGCGAACTTGCGAACAGCCTTGATATTACTGGGATACAAGCAAAAACTATTGGGAACAAGCTGTGAACAGTTGTGAATAAACTATCTATAAAAACAAAATTAGTGATGTGTTTTGTAATAAATAACAAAATAGCGAAAGAGAGGTAAAGCAATGAATAAAACGACACCTATTACGATAAAGGAATTATCAGAAATGTCAGACGAAATGATGCTAGTTGCATCTTATCGTCCTAGGGACTCTAAAAAATATCACACACGTATACTAGGGTATCGTAACGGCAGTGAACTAGTGGGGATACTCTCTGTATCGGAAAAAGAGTATAACGGACCGATTACGATTAGGTTTATAGATAATTATTTGAGTTCGTTGTTCTCGCAAGCTTATCAAAAAGGAATAAGTGAATATATAGAATCTGAGGTGATAAAAAATGGCTAAATGGATATTAAGTGCAGAGTCCTACGGGGCTTTTAGGCACACGAAGGAATATATCCCCGTTCCGAATCCGTACGGAGTAACGGTGATTACGGAGCGAGAGGCAATCAGAGTAATTAGCGGTTGTCGTTGGGCGACTAGAGGGCATTACGTATATGCAAGGGAACGAGAGACGGTGCGATTCGATACACTGCGAGAGGCTCAGCGATATGCAGAGCAGTTAGGAGGTGCAGAATGATTAACGACGATTTGAAATACATAGCCAATCATTATGGACTTAAGCACCAACTTGTTAAGTGCAAGGAGGAGCTAGGCGAACTTATAAAGGCCATCGATTCGTTGGATGAAAAGGCAATTGTTGAGGAGATAGCAGACGTCGAGATTATGACCGAACAACTAAAGTATCTTATGCGAACCGAGCCAAGTGTGGAGATTTACAAGGAATATAAAATCGCTAGACAGCTTAGACGAATAGCAGAGGAGCAGAGTCATGAGTGTGATAACTAGAGAGGAGCTACTGCGCATCCCTAAACTACGCAAGCACATTAAGCGCAAGATGCAACGCATTGAGCTGTACGAGACGAGAGCAACTGGTGGAGCAATCGATTACAAGGAGCGTGTACAGTCTAGTGTGTGCGACTCAGTTAGCGACTGTCTAAGTATGGCGGTTGACCTACGGGCAGAAGTCGAGCGAGATATAGATGAGCTAGCAGAGCTTGTATATAAAGCTGCGTTGTTTGCTGATACGTTAAGCGACCCGCTGGAGAGGGATATTGTATATGCGATATATGTGCGCGGTTTGCTTTGGAAAGATGCAGCGGACAGGATGAATTATTCATATCAGAGGTTGTATCAAAAACATCAAGATATCCTCAAAAGATTAGAGGTCGTTTTACTTGATTAGAGGTACCATGTTGATTTATGATATACTCAAGCAAAGCTGGAGAGGGGGAGAATAGGCCCCACGGCATGCTTGAACAAATCCATTTAAAGTCATCTTAATAAGGTGTTACCCGGTACCAGTTGGTATCGGGTTTTCTTTTGTGAAATAAAATTTTATGATTTTACTACTTGAAAATAATTTCGGAGGTGTTAAACTGTAACTACAAATAGTTGCATTGCTACGGAGAAAGTATGAGCAGGATTGATAAGTTACGTGAAAAAATAAATGATGATAGAATTACAGTAACTTATACAGAAATGGCGAGGTTTCTGAACTATTTGGGTTATGCAGAATCGAATAAAGGAAAAACTTCGGGATCAAGAGTAAGATTTTTTCGAGAAAAAGATGGACAAATTATCAACCTTCACAAACCGCACCCGGGAAATGATATGAAGATAATCGCTAAACGAAGTGTAGCGAAGTTGCTTCGAGAAAGGGGGGAGTTATAGTGAATAATGTTTTTAGTTATAAAGGTTATTGTACTAAAGTTGAATTTGATAGCGAAGACTGTATCCTATATGGAAAAATAGAAGGTATTAGTGATTTTGTTGATTTTTATTGTGAGTCTGCAAACGAAATAAAGTTGGAATTTGAAAAGGCTGTTGATGATTACCTTGAATTTTGTAAGGAAAATGGGAAAGTACCCGAGAAACCTTTTAAGGGTAGCTTTAATGTGAGGGTGCCACAAGAGGTGCACAGAGAAGCTTTTATAAAAGCTAACCTTCAAAATAAAAAATTGAATCAGTTTGTCACAGAGGCGCTTAAAGAAAAGATTGCTAGATGTTATGAGTCTATAAACACTTCAAGTAACAAAGCGGAAATAACTGTAAATATACAGCTTGGTAAGAGAATTAATGAAGAAACTCGATTTACCTACAAGATTCCAAAAACAAGAGGTGAAAACAATGCTTGGGCAAATTAATTTAACTAAGACTAAAATTCGAGCAATTAATTTTGTAAACGAAATAGAGAGTGAAAAAAAGAGAAATTTAAGCGTAATTTTAGAACCCTCTTTAGAAATTTGTGATGACAAAACAAAGTGCAAAGGAACGCTTGATTGCACTGTTAGATCTACAGATAATGGAGAAGATGGTGAAGAGAGGTTTGAGTTACACGTTCTAATTGATGGAAACTTTTTAGCAGATGTAGAGTTAGAAGAGAGTGATGAACTTAGAACATTTGTACTTAAATCAATGTTTCCATATTTACAGAGCCACGTTAGAATTATAACATCGCTATCAGATTTAGTGCCTATAACACTGCCTTACCCAGACGATGATTTGTTTAGGCAAGGTGAAGATGAAGAATAACCATTAAGAGAGTCCTTCGGGGCTCTTTTTTAATACCTAAAAGGAGGTGATGTACTTGAAACTTACAATAAAGCAACAGCGTTTTGCAGATGAGTACATCATCAGCGGTAATGCTACAGAGGCGGCAATTAAGGCAGGCTATGCGAAGAGAGCTGCTTATCAGCAAGGTGCTGAGAACCTCAAGAAACCTCATATAAAAACATATATCGACGAAAGACTCGAGGCGATTAACTCGGCAAAGATAGCGGATCAGACAGAAGTGCTCCAATACCTCACAGCAGTTATGCGCGGAGAGACCGCAGCAACTGAGGTGGTTGTCGAGGGAGAGGGCGACGGAGTATCATGCGCGAGACTAATTGATAAACCGCCTAACGAGAAGGAGCGAATTAGGGCTGCGGAGCTACTCGGTAAGCGATATGGTGCATTTACTGACAAGGTAGCGGTTGACGGAAATATCGCAGTTGAGTTTGTGGGATATGATGACGTCGAAGAGTAAAAAGCGAGTTGATATCCCGAAGCTAGTCGGTAAGGGCTATGGCGAGTTTTGGAAGTTTAAGGGTCGCTATAGAGTCGTTAAGGGCTCACGTGCCTCGAAGAAGTCAAAGACCACAGCGCTGTGGGTTATCGCCTCAATGATGAGGTATCCGGAAGCTAACACTCTTGTAGTGCGTAAGGTATTCAGAACGTTACAGGACAGTTGCTATAGTGACCTACAGTGGGCGGTGAATAGATTAGGTGTATCTGACAAGTGGGACTTCAAGATGTCTCCGCTTGAGGCGACTTATAAGCCTACAGGACAAAAGATACTGTTCAGAGGACTTGACGATCCGCTAAAGATTGCATCCGTAGCGGTAAGTAAAGGCGTGCTATGTTGGTGCTGGATAGAAGAGGCGTACGAGGTTATGACAGAGGGCGACTTTGACATGATAGACGAATCTATCAGAGGTGTTGTGCCAGATAACCTCTTCAAACAGATAACATTAACCTTCAACCCCTGGAATGAAAAGCACTGGCTAAAGGCTAGGTTCTTCGACGTGGAGGATGCCGACATACTTGCACTAACTACCAACTACCTATGCAATGAGTGGCTAGATGTTGCCGACAAGAGGACTTTTGAGCGAATGAGAGTTCGCAACCCTCGAAGATATGCGGTTGCAGGTCTTGGAGGATGGGGAGTTGTAGAAGGTCTAGTATACGAGAACTGGAAAGAGCAAGAGTTTACCCTTAAGGGGATACAGAATAATTACGACATAAAGTCAGCTTACGGTCTAGACTTCGGTTACACGAACGACCCGGCTGCCTTTTTTGATGGGTACATAGACACGGATGCTCGCAAGATATGGGTATACGACGAGTTCTACAAAAAGGGACTGTCAAACAGAGCTATATATCAAGAGATTAGCTCTATGGGACACGCTAAGGACCCATTCGTTGCTGACGGTGCAGAGCCCAAGTCAATAGACGAGTTAAGGGGATACGGACTGAATGTGCGTGGCTCTAAAAAGGGTAAAGACTCCATTAACTCGGGTGTGCAGTTTATCCAGGACTTCGAGATTATCATACATCCTAGATGCGTGAACTTCCTAACTGAGATTAGCAATTACACCTGGGCAAAGGACAAGTTCGGTAAGAGCCTTAACAAACCGATAGACGACTTCAACCACCTCATGGACGCTATGAGGTACGGAATCGAACCGCATATCGTTGATGACGAGATGACATATAACAGCGTAAGAGGAGGGCTGTAATGCGATACAAGATATCACGAGATACAGTTATGACGCCACAACTGTTGGCGAAGTACATAAATCTACACAAGAAGGACGTTAGCAAGAGGAATAGGGTACTGCAGGACGCATACGAGAATAAATACAAGATTTTCAGTGCTCCGAAGAAAGAGGATTACAAGCCAGACGTTAGGATTTCAGCAAATTTTGCAAAGTATTTGACGGATACATTCGTCGGATTCTTCTGCGGTGTTCCCATCAAGATTAATTCAGATGATAGCAACATCGACGAATACCTGGGGAGATTAAGCCTATACAACGATGAGGATAATCACAACCTCGAACTTGCTAAGGGCGCTGATATACACGGCGACTTCCACGAACTGCTATACGTAGATGAAGATGCAGAGATTTGCTATACAGAAGTTAGCCCTCTTCAATCATTCTTTTTAGTGGACGACTCAATTCTTGAGCGACCACTATTTTTTATCCGCTATTACAAGGACAGCAACAAGATTGAGCGTGGGTCATGGTCTGATTCAACACATGTTCAGTACTTCACGAAGGACCCAAGTATAAAGTGGGATGATGATCCAGTAATACACGGTTTTGACGGAGTACCCGCAGTAGAGTATAGGGCAAATGCAGAGAGTATGGGACTGTATGAATCAGTGCTATCGCAGATTGATGCGTATAACAAGGCTATCAGTGAGAAAGCCAACGACGTTGATTACTTCGCCGATGCATACATGAAGATATTAGGCCCGCGAGTTGACGAGAAGACGATTCCCGAGATCCGTAGAAACAGAATAATCAACTTTAGTGGTAATTTTGGCGACAACAAGATTGATGTTGACTTCCTCCAAAAGCCAGAAGCTGACGACACGCAGGAGAATCTACTTGATAGACTAGAGAAACTCATATTTGCAACATCAATGATAGCGAACATATCCGACGAGAACTTCGCGGGACAAGCGTCGGGGGTAGCTCTCAAGTATAAGCTACTAGCCATGCAGAACCTAGCGACATTCAAGGCTCTCAAGTTCCAATCGGCTATGAACCGCAGGTATAAACTTATATTCTCAAACCCACTATCGGGTATGAAAAGCGATGCGTGGGTTAAGATAGACTATCACTTCACCATGAACTATCCGGCTAACCTTGGCGATGAGGCGGAGACTGCGAAGAACCTCGAGGGCATCACTTCGAAGGAGACGCAGCTCAAGACTCTATCGGTTGTTGATGATCCAAAAGCTGAGCTTGAGAAGATTAAGGCTGAGAACGAAGAGAGTGCGAGTCAGATGTTTGGTAACCTAGGAGGCGCAGGAGATGGCGACGAAGCTTAGCGAATACTGGAGACAACGTGAAGAGGAACAGCGCAAGCGGAACATAACCGACGAGGCTAAGTACGATAAGGTTGTCGATAGGATGTATAGAGAGTCGTTAGCGGACATCCAGAAGGAGATAGATGCGTTCTACGGCCGTTATGCTGCAAAGGAAGGTATCAGCATAACGGATGCGAAGAAACGTGTTGACAAGCTCGATATAGAGGCATACGAGCGACTGGCGAAGAGAGTAGTTGCTGATAAGGATTTCAGCCCCGAGGCTAACCAAGCGATGAGGCTCTACAATCTGACTATGAAGGTCAACAGACTTGAGATGCTTAAGTCAATGATTGGAGTACACCTCGTTTCGTTATCAGATTCACTCGACAAGTATTACACTTCGAAGCTCGATAGCAACACTGCTGCTGAGATAAAGAGGCAAGCAGGCATTATGGGAGACACTATAGGTGTTAATGATAAGCAAGTTCACGCTATCGTTAATGCGTCGTTCCACAGCGCCCACTTCTCCGAGAGGATATGGGTTAATAACTCATACCTAAAGCAGAAACTGGAGCAGTCACTTCTTGCCTCTATGATACGTGGTGAGCGTCCAGATTATAGGGCATTTAAGCGGATATTCGGCTCGTCATTATATGAGGCAAAGAGGCTATTACACACCGAATTAAAACGCTGCAGAACAGAGGCGGCTATGCAGCAGTATGATCGCAACGGTGTTGAGGAGTTCGAGTTCATGGCGTTGGGACCACATCCTTGCGAGTTTTGTACCGCTCTCAACGGTAAGCACTTTAAGGTTAAAGATTTCTTGCCCGGAGATAACGCACCGCCTATGCACCCACACTGCCGATGCTCTACAGCACCGTGGGTGGATGAAAAAGCCTATAACGATTGGCTCGACGCTAAAGCGGATGGGACATTCAGCGGAGGTCTTGATGATTGGAAGGACACATTAAGGTTTGGTAGGGGTTCTGGTAGCCCTGATATCAAAGCTGGAGAGTCCGAGCACATAGGAAATGTTGATTTTTCTGATAAACCAAGGGTCCTAAAAATACTTGATGCTGCCGAACGGAAGTTCGCAGGTGCTGATGTTGAGTGGGATGTAACAGTTACCTCTGACGGCAAAATATGGGTAACAAAAGGTAGCGCTGGTGGTGTATCTCTTGTGGGAATAAGTAGTGATCGTGAGGGAGCTTACTCATATCATAATCATCTAGATGAGCATACGAATTACTCATTTAGTGAGGATGACGTAGCGGGACTCATAGCCAACAAAGAGGCGTATATGAGGGCCTCGGATAGCTCATACTCGTATGAGATGTGGAGACGTAAAGACACTGTTGATAAGCCATACGACGAGGTGTATCATAGATTCGTAGAGTTACGTAGAAATAAAGCATATCAAGCAGCACTTGAAAGCAAAATCGATGCTGATGAAGACGGAAACGATTATACGATGAGATTAATGAGCGCAGAATTGAGGTTTTTGTATGAGCGGAAGAGGAAGAGTTAATAAGCATCATCCTGATTATCTTAAGTATGTGGACGAGTTTAACTCTTTGCGCGACGAGTGGGCTCGCAAAGAGGATGGGATATTATACCCCTTTATATCTACGGGGAAACGCCCCGATAAATTAACAACTAAAGCTGTGGAGAGTCTATATAAACAGTTCGGAAAGGATGCAAGAGCTTTACAAGATAGATACTCATATCTTTTTGAGAAATAATGGAACGTACTCGGGTGACCTTCGGGCCCCGGGTCTTTTTATTGAGGTCGGTAAATGATACAAATAAAAGTTAATAACTACTCTGTAGAGGTAAATGGCCATGCAGGATATAAGCCACGTGGCTCGGATATCGTCTGCGCTGGTGTATCCGCCTTGTATCAGACGTTGGAGGAGTCAGCCAAGGAATTAACTGGCGGTGAGTATAAAACCTCGTCAGAGGAGGGATATGGGCGAATCTGCCCTATAGGAGAAGTGAGCAATGAGTACAAGCTACTCGTTAGCTCTTTTTTAATTGGCGTAAATGGGATTGCAACTAGCTATCCCGATTATGTAATAGTCCATGCGGACTAGACCAAGCATTGAAGTCGATAAAAGCAATGGAAGAGCCTAGGCGTGGATGGCTTTAAAATCTACGGAAACGATAAGCATTGTATCTATAAACACATGGAGGTAATTTTATGTACTACGAAGAGTTAAAACGATGGAATCAGCGTTGGAATCTGCAGAAGTTCGCAGAAAGCGGAGACGGAAACGGAGAGGGAGACGCTAACGGAGGAGACGGAGGTAATTCCGGAGACGGTTCTGCTGGTGGAGATGGCGGTAAGAAGTATTCAGACGAAGACGTCAACAAGATTCTTAATAAGAAATTTGCTGAATGGGAGAAGAAGCAGGCAAAGAAGATTTCAGAAGCTGAAAAGCTTGCCAACATGACTGCAGAGGAGCAACTCAAGGCGCTACAATCAGAGCTTGATTCAATGAAGAAGGACAAGACTCGTAGCGAATTAGCAAGTGCTGCTAGAGGAATACTCGCTGAGTCAGATATCCAGGTTCCGGACAACTTAATCGCAAACCTTATAGGAGAGGATGCAGAAACAACAAAAGAGAATGTTGCAGCATTCTCCAAGGTATTTAAGGCAGCGGTACAGGAAGGCGTTAAGGAAGCTCTTAAGGGCAAGACGCCACCATCGGGAGGCTCAAGCACGCTCACGAAGGAGGAAATCATGAATGTGAAGAACCTCAAGGAGCGACAGAAGTTAATCAAAGAAAATATGAATTTATTTAAGGAGTAAGAACTATGAACAAGAGATTTGAACTACAGAGATTTGCAGTAATCGAGAACACTACAGTTACAGGCGACCTAGAGCCAGCTATCTCGATTGATCACACCAACAGACTCGTTGATAATATCGTGAAACTGCAGGAAGTACTCGGTATTACTGAAATGGAGCCAATGGCTGCGGGAACCAATATCAAGCAGTACAAGCTCGAGAAAGAGAACAGCCCAGCACAGGTGGCAGAAGGAGAGGTTATCAACCTAACTAAGATTTCTCGTAAGCTTGTTAAGACTCACGAGCTAAGGCTCAAGAAGTATCGCAAGCTCGTTACTGCAGAGGACATCCAGAAGTCCGGACACGACGTTGCAATCAATAAGACTGACGGGAAGCTTGTTAGCGAGGTTCGTAAGGACATCAAGAAGGATTTCTTCACAATGCTAGGAACAGGCACAGGAACAGCTACACAGGGCAAGAACCTACAGGAGGCTCTATCCGCAATCTGGGGCAAGCTACAGACAAGATTCGAGGATGTAGATGCTACACCAGTATTCTTCATCAACCCAGAGGACGTAGCAGAGTACCTCGGCAAGGCTGCAGTTACGATGCAGACTGCATTCGGATTCTCCTACATTGTCAACTTCCTAGGACTAGGTACAGCAATCCTATCATCTAATGTCACTAAGGGAGCACCAATCGGAACGGCTACAGAGAACCTAAACGGTGCGTATGTGCCAGCTAACGGTGATGTTGCACAGGATTTCGGCCTAACATTCGACGAGAGCGGACTCGTGGGAATGTCTCACAACGTCGCATCTGACAGAGCATCGCTCGACACACTCATTATGTCCGGAGTAGTGTTCTACCCAGAAGAGGTTGACGGAGTAATCAAGGGCAAGATTGTCGCAGGTGCTTAGAGAACGGAGGTAAATTATGTTTATCGTAGTTAACGCATTTCTAGATCTAAAGGATAACGAGCACCTATACGAAGTAGGAGACGCATATCCAAGAGATGGCATCGAACCATCAGAGGAGCGAATCAAAGAGCTCCTAGGGTCAGATAACCTACAGGGTCAGCCGATGATTAAGGCCGTTAAGACTGTCCCGGTTGACGTGAAGTCTGAAGAGACAGCAGTGGATGGCGAACCGTCTGAGGATGCTACCGAAGAGCCAAAGAAAGGCGAAGAGAAGTAGGAGGTCGATATGTCGGACAACGTAACAGTAATGTTGACTGGCACACTCGATGAACAGAAGAAAGCTATTAAGGAACTGACGGAGGCGCGACTCAAGTGGAAGCTTGGTGGCGTCTCTAGTATTCCTGAACAGCTGTCCTATATAGTAACCGAGGTGTGCATATCGAGGTTCAACAAGATAGGTTCAGAAGGTCTCGCGAGTCACACCGTTGAGGGCGAATCAATGAGGTGGTCTGACGACGATTTTGCACCATACGCAGGAGAGATACAGGACTATCTCAACGCACAGAAAGAGTCGAACAGGGGCGTTATTCGTTTTCTGTAAAGGGGGTTAAGTTATGAGGTACGACACACTTATTAGTTTCGTAAAATTCAGACGAGGTGATTATAATGCCGAGACTGGCAATTATGAGAAAGCACCCCCAGAGATGACGCTCACACACGCAAGCGTGATGAACGCAGGTCAAGAGACGATGAGGCTCTTATATGGCGAAATAAGGCAAGGGTCACTAGTAGTGCAGATACGGGGGCATTTCGAACAGTCTTTTGACCGCATCGAGATAGCTGGCAAAATGTACGCAGTTGACCAGCGGAGGCGATTAAGAACCAAGGAGACATTTATCGTGTCGGAGGTGCAGTAATGGGGACTAGTATCAAGATTGTTGGTCTTGACAAGCTGAATCGCAAGCTACGTAAGAATGCGACTCTTAACGACGTTAAGACTGTCGTATCAACTAATGGTAACCGGCTTGAACGAGATATTAAGGCTAATACTAAGATGGCATACGTTAAGGGCTACTCGGAACAAAATACCGCCGACAGTGTTAACGGTAATCCGCTAGATGGCGGTATGAGTTACGAGGCAGGAATAGCCATGTCGTACAATCCCTACACGGAATTCGGTACAAGGTTCATGGAACCCGAGCCAGTAGTAAAGCCAGCAATCGAGAAAGTAGGCGCTCAATTTGAGCGAGATATGAGGAGGTTAACGGAATGATGGATCCACAGCAGGAACTTTTCACGAAAGTAAAATTAGCGGTCGAGGCCGTAATAGGGAAAGAAAACGTATATGATGGATTCTTGCCTCCCGAGGGCACACCTTATCCGTTCGTATATCTTGGAGATGCGTATCAAGTAGATGATGCCAACAAGAGCGCTATATTTGGCACCGTATCACTTACTGTACACGTGTGGCACAATACACCAGAGGAGCGCGGTACTGTATCAAGCCTCATGCTCAAGATTAAAGAGGCAGTAATGCAACTCAAAGGAGGGCATTATGCATGGGATTACCGCAACGGACAAACACGAATATTGACAGATAATACTACTAAGCAGCCATTACTTCACGGAGTAGTAGAGCTGCATTTTCATTTTAGTTAGGAGGAAATATGAATAAGTTTAATTTACAGCAGTTCGCTGTTGCTGTATCAGGTAAGAAGATCGTATACCTATTCCGTCTTCTCTCTAAGGCGCAGAGCGAAACGGGGAGCATATTGGCATTCGTAACAGAGAACGGTCGTACGAAGTCAAGGGATGCCGACACAACGGCGACCAAGGATGGCAGTGTAAGGACACCGGGAGCTGTTGAGACAGAGATTACATGCTCATCTCTTATGGCAAAAGGTGACAAGATGATTGATAAGCTAGAGAGTGCGCTTGATTCTAACGAGATTATCGAGATTTGGGAGGCAAACCTCGAAGAGGCAGGCACAGGAACTAATAAGTTCAAGGGGGCGTACTACCAGGGCTATCTCACGGAGTTTGAGAAGAACTCAAATGCAGATGAGTCTGTGGAGATCTCGCTTACGTTCGGTATCAACGGTACAGGTGTCAAGGGTGATGTAACAGTTACAACAGCACAGCAGGAGATGGCTAGCTATGTATTCAAGGATTCAGTAGCTGGAGCATAAGTAGTTTAACTAGGGGGTGGCATAGGTCACTCCCTTTTATTTTTAGTAAAGGAGAATAACAATGGCAGATATCATCATAAACGGAACGTCTTATCCTCTAAAATTCGGGATGAAGTTCTTAAGAGAGGTTAACAAGCGTAATGCGGTACCAGTAGAGGGCATGAAGGGCGTAACAGAAAATGTCGGCATGAAGTGGATGATTGCAGAGCTCATGGATAACTCTGTAGAGGCTCTCGCAGATGCTATTTTCACCGCTAATAAAACCGAGTCACCTAGATTGACATTGCCCGAGATTGACGAGTTCCTGGATAGCGAGGAAACCGATATCGACGGAGTTTTTAATGACGTGATAGGTTTTTTAGAGACAGCCAATGCTACCAAGAGGCTAGTACAGGACATGAAGGAAATGGTAGCGAAGAAGAAGGCGGAGATGGAGCTGGAGGACGAGATCATCTAGATGAAGAGGCTTTGTATCGTCAAGTGGCTATAGACTGTTTCCGATACTTCGGTTTTACCTCGTTTGATCAAGTAGATAGGCTGACCATCTACGAATACAACATTTTGATTGAGGCGGAGAATCTTAAGCAAGTGGATAGGGACTATAGGAATCACCTACAGGCATACCTTAACTTCCAGGCAACCGCCAAAAAGAATGTTGGTAAGACGAAGCAAAAACCTGTATTTGATAAGTTTATCAAGTTCTTCGATTATGACAAAGCAATTAAGAAGGTGCAGAGTAAGAAGTCCGAAAAGGGTCGTTTCTCTGCGCTTAATAAATATTTGAAAGAAAGGAGGGCGGACGAATAATGGCTGAATCTTTTTCCGTAAAAGCTCTCTTATCGGCACAAGATAAGAACATGTCATCGACATTCAAGAAGGTTCTAGGTACGACTGATTCTCTAGGATCTCGATTAAAGAGTGGTATCGGATTCGGTGCACTGATGTCGATAGGCGGAGGAGCAATGCGATTCCTCGGTAACGAGATGCGTAATCTCATGACGGAAGTCAACGAGACTAATAGCGCATGGAAATCATTTTCCAATAATATGGCTATGTCGGGCATGGGTCAAAAGCAGATACGAGCCACGAAGAGGGACTTGCAAGCGTTTGCAGTTAAGACTGTATATTCTTCAAAGGATATGGCGTCTACATTCGCACAGCTTTACGCAGTCAACAAGAAGACTACCACATCTCTTGTAAAGGGTTTCGGAGCAGTTGCTGCCGCGTCTGAAAACCCTAAGCAAGCCATGAAGACGATATCTACTCAGGCGACTCAGATGGCTGCAAAGCCAACAGTAGCATGGCAAGACTTCAAGCTGATGCTCGAACAGTCACCAGCAGGACTCGCTCAAGTAGCGAAGGCTATGGGCATGACGACTGCTGAACTCGTTAAGAATGTTCAAGATGGCAAGGTTAAGACCGAGGACTTCTTCAAGGCAATGGAGAAAATGGCTGATAACAAAGCCCTTATGAAACAAGCTCAGCAGTACAAGACGCTAGGTCAAGCTGCAGAGGGTTTGAGGGCTGTTATAGCCTCGGGTCTAGCACCAGCATTCGACGCACTCACTAGAGGCGGAGTATCAATCCTATCGAGTATGATGGAGGGCGTATCAAAGCGATTTGCAATCTTAAGTAACGCCTTCAAGGGTGTAGGTAAAGCGTGGGGCTCGGCATTTAGTGCAATAGGTAAAGAGCTTGATAAACTTAAGGCTAAAGATGGACTAAAGAACTTCGAGTCGGGAGCTAAAAGTGCGGCTAGTGCCATGAAGAGCCTAGCAAGTGCGGCCAAGGCTAACGCGAAACCTATAGCATACCTCATACACCACATACCAGAGCTTATAGAAGTATTTATTGGTTTAAAAATAGCCTTAAAGGCTGCTAAATACCTTGATGCGACAGCAAAAGGTGCGGAGGCTGCGGCAAGCGTGCTACCTAAAGTAGGTACAGCAGCTAAAGTGTCAGGTGCACAGATGCAGGGTTCTGCAAAAGCGTTCATGGCTACAGGTGCGGGTGTTCTGATGATAGCTGCAGGATTCTACATAATGGCTAAAGCTGCGGTGATGCTCGCTAAGTCGGGCAAGGGTGCAATAGGTGTATTCGCTGGAATGGCGATTGCTATAGGACTGCTTGGCGTAGGTCTAGTAGTGCTCACAAAAGCTATGAGCTCGATGAATCCGGCAAAGCTAAAAGCGATGTCAGTTGCAATGTTAGCATTCGGTGCTTCTATAGTGCTGTGTGCTGCAGGAATGTGGATACTGTCTAAGGCAGCGAAAACTATCTCCGATGGCGGAGGGTTAGCCGTCGCGGTTCTTGCGGGTATGGCAATAGCTATAGGACTACTTGTAATAGCATTCGCTAAGTTCGGACCCGCTCTCGATGCAGCAATCCCAGCGATGCTCACGTTTGGCGCAATGGTGCTGATGATAGGTGCAGGCATATGGCTAGCAGCGAAGGGAATAGCAGCAGTAGTTACTGCGTTCTCAAGTTTAGTTGATTCTGTTACCGGACTCATTAACGTACTACCTACGGCGGCTCAATACGGCTTACAGGCAGCAGGTGGTATAGCTCTAGTCGGTGTAGCGTGCATAGTGGCGGCTGCTGGAGCAATAGTGCTAGGAATAGCTATGATCGCATTCGGTGTAATGGCTCTAGCTACAGGAGCAATGCTAATCGGAGCTGGAGCAATGGCAATGGCGGGCGGTATCATGTTCCTATTATTCGGTATCATGGTAGGCTTGGCGGCGGTCGGCGTTGCAGTCCTTGCGTTAGCCCTTAAGGCGGTCAATTCGTCCATGAAGTCGATAGCATCTAATGCGAGGACCGCAGCCTCGTCGTTATCAGTAATGACTAGCTCGGTTAGTCTTGTAAAGTCTGGACTAAAAGCAATAGGTGACTATGCTAGCTCGGCGATGAATAAACTCAAGTCGGCATTCAGTAATGCAGCATCGAGCACGGCAGCTGCGGGTAGTGCTGCAGGTAATAATTTCAGCAACGGTCTATCTAGCGGACTGAATTCCGCTGTAACAAAGGCTCGGAGTATATGCAACACCATCAAGAGTGTTCTTAACTCTGCAGGTAGTGGAGCATACTCAGCGGGTGTATACATAGGTGCTGGACTTGCTAACGGTATGGCATCGCAAGTGGGTAGAGTAAGGAGCATAGCTACTACTCTATCAAACGCAGCGGATGTAGCTATCAAGAAGGCACAGATAATTCGCTCGCCATCACATAAGCAGTTCGACAACGGTGCCTATATAGGTCAAGGGCTTGTTAACGGTATCAAAAGCAAAATACAAGATGTAAGAGTTGCTAGCTCAAAGTTAGCAAGTGCATTCTCACCTCAGCTAGGTATGGTTGGTGTTGGCGGAGGCACTCTAGGACTATCTAACGAGTACGAGTACAACTCTGCTGCAAGGTACGAGATCCATGTACATAGTGAAATCGATGGCAGAGAAGTTGCATATGCGACTGTTGACGATCTCACAGAGCTACAGGCAAGGAACGAAAAGCGCGACCGCAGAAGAAAGGGAAGGTTCTAACATGTATAACTTCATAGATACAACATCTAATCAGACCTCTGCGGTGAGACCTAACGAGGCAATGTCAATTAATGGTAGGTATATCGAGGATATTATTCCCGGATACAGGACACTAACGGTACGGGGGCGGGAACTTCTCGCCTCTGACCTTACTACTGCAGATATAGCCTCTAGGGACGGCTCAATTCTCAAGAATAGGCGATATCCGTCGAGGTCGATAACTATTACCTATCAGCTAATTTGTGCTGATAGCGGGGCATTTCGGAACGCATACGATAAGCTGAACGAGGTACTTAATACCACTAACGCAAAGATTATATTTGCAGACCAGGACGACCGATTCTATATCGGAACTCCGAGGAACTGCGGAGACGTGCCAACAGGTCGCAACTCTGTAGTAGCTGACTTCGAAATACTATGCCTAACACCGTTTAAATTCAGCACGAGCGAGTACACGGTACAGGCTATTAATGGAGTATTTAATGTTAACTACAACGGAACGGTGCCGAGTTCGCCTCTGTTCTCCGTCGATTTTGCACAAAAGCAACATGGAGAGAGCGGATACGTAGTATTTTCTGACGCACAGAGCCACGTTATACAGCTAGGCGACCCTAAGGAACTCGATACAACCTCCCATACGGAGAGCGAGACCCTCATAGACGATAAGTTCAACGAGGCTACTCTAGGTGGTTGGGGCAAGAATATCGGCAAGTCACACGAGGGACACCTATATCAAGGTGCGTGGCAAGTTAAGGAGTCGGGCGGTAAGTACATCACACCGTCTAGCTATGGTACTAACACGAGCGCAGAACTTAGCGGACCTTCTGTAACAAAAGAGATACCCGCTGATAGTTCGGGTGTTAAAGGGGCGAAGAACTTCGAGATATCCTACTATCTAGTTTGGTCGCTCAATGACAGTTGCGACCCTAGATGCCTTGGAACATATGAGTGCATGATACATGATGCGAGTGGCAATGTTGTTGCAGGTGTAGAGCTACTTAAGTGGTACTCGGGAACTGCAGCTAATGCGAAGATATACGCAGGTGGCAAGTATGTACATTACTTTGAATTCGATGCCGGCTATTTTTCGGATTGGTTCGGATTCGGATACTCAGGACATCCGCCAGTAAGGACGATTTCGATTAGTAAGATTGGTGATCAGTTCCGATTCAACGTAGCGGGGCGCTTATTGTCGTTCACAGTGCCAGAGGGCAAGGATATGAAGGCAACTAAGGTTACGTTTGCCTCTACAAAGTATAGAGGTATGGGAGACACTTACCCTCCTATGCTCAACTATCTGTTCTGGGTAAAATTCCGAAAAACCAATGTAGAGAAATTCGACGATATACCTAACAAGTTCGCTAGGGGTGATAATCTCGTAGCCGATTGCTCGGACGGCTCTATCAAGGTGAATAACCTACCTAGACCAGATTTAGGGGCACTCGGCAACGACTGGGAAACACTAAAGCTCGTTCCAGGACAGAACAGAATCAACTTTGCTTGCTCTGCGTTTACGACGGATAAGCCGACCGCAAAGCTGACCTATAGGGAGGTGTACCTATGATTATCTACTTTGCCGATAGGAAAATGCAGATACTTGGCCAAGCTTCCACTAATCTTAATGACGGTATATTTATCGTTGACGACAGCAAGACGGAGTATGTATCTAACGGAGTTGTTATCTTCGAGGCTACTGTCTGCTATGGCGATGCCGCTGTAAAAGATATGCGAAAGCTCTGTACAGCAGGTAATTATTTACTCCGCAAGCACAACGCAGAGAACGAGTTTTACACCATAATCGACCGCGAATTCAACGAGGAGAATAGGGAAGTCACCCTATACTGTGAGGACGCGGGAATGGACCTCCTCAACACCATAGCGGAGAAGTACGAGGCAAGCCAAGCCTATACCGCTGTCGGATACATTGAAGAGTGGATACGCGGCACTGGGTTTGAAATCGGAGTGAACGAGATCTCGAATCTAAAGCGCAAGCTCAAATGGGATGGAGAGAGCACTGTAGCGGAACGTATCGCATCGATTGCGACTCAGTTTGACAACGCAGAAGTCTCTTACTCGTTCGAGGTCGAGGGAATGGCCATAAAAAGGCTATTAATTAACCTTTGGAAGAAAAGGGGTAAAGATGCAAAGGTACAGCTTAGGCTCGGTCGAGATGTAAAAAACATACGCGACAAAGAGTCCGTACAGACACTAGCAACAGCACTGCGAGTTACTGGGGGAACTGCAGAGGGAAGTAGCGAGCCTATAACACTGGCAGGGTACAGTTACGACGATGGCGATATCTACACCGATGGTAAACTCCTCAAGTCGAGGAGTGCGGTCGCTAAGTGGGGCAGTGCATGGAGCAATGGCAAGCATATCGAGCGTACGTACAGCTTTGAAACGACCTCGCAATCAGAGTTATGCGCCCATGCGGTGACAGAGCTCAAGAGGTTGTCTAGTCCGACAAAGACTTATGAGGTCGATATCGTGACCATGCCCGATAACCTGTCTATAGGCGATATAGTGTACATCGTGAGTGATAGAGGAGAGCTTTACATATCAAGTAGACTACTTGAGCTCAAGACCTCTGTATCAGGCAAGAAGATTGAGGCTAAACTAGGCGACTTCGTTGAAGAGGGCAGCGGTATCGATGACCAGGTGAGGTCACTTGCTGACAAACTAGCGAACATTAACACCTCGCCTGGATCAACAGCAAGTACATTAAGTCTGACCGTTGAGAGTTCTAGAGGTGTAGTCTTCACGGACACTCTAGTTGATACGACTCTTACAGCTCATGTGTACAAGGATGGGCGAGAATTAACTGCTAGCGAGATCTCGAATGTAGGCAGAGTCGTATGGTATAAGAACGGAACTAAGGCGCATGAGGGTACATCCTACAGGGTTCAGAACGTAGAGGCGGCGAGAGTGTCCGCTCAATTGGAGGTGTAACATGGGTATCTTAGCTAGCGATAGCATAAATCTTACATCTATTAAATCAATCACTGATAAAGCGGTAGATGCAGTAAGTAAAGCCGCCACAGCAGAACAGAGTGCAGCCAATGCATCGTCAAAAGTTGAAGAGGCTAAAAGGAAGGCTGAACAGGCTCAAAATGCTGCAATCGAGGCGGCAAAAACCGCAACGGACTACATGAAGTTCGAGGCAGGGACGGGGCTAGTTGTATCGAAGAATGCGAAGTCTAACGAGGGCGCATCAACGGTGCTAACTGACAACTCTTTGCAAATTCGCAAAGATGGAAAGAAGAGCGCTGAATTTGCGGAGGATAGAATTAGCTTTTATGAGCAAGACAAAAAGCTCATTGATATTAAGAGTATTAAGGATGCGAAGGACGGCGACTATAACATTAAGGGCGCATCTATTGACTGTGGAGGAACGGGCGCAGTAAATGTGTTCGCTAATGACATAACTAATCAAGGTCTACACGCAGCATTTACCGCTACAGCAGGATCATACAACTATGACACTAACACATCTAGGTTCAAATCCGCGGCCGCAGACCTTACATCTATAAGTAAATCGGGAATAACGTCCCTCATTGTAGAGAGTGATGGCTCGAGAGCAGACGGTGTAATCGCTAGCATATCGTTTTCTGACAGGCTAGATGGCATTATTGAGCCTATAATAGAGTTCGACAATAAGGGCACCGTTATAGCTAGGGCAGTGCGTGCCGACTCTATAGAGGGGCTATATGAGGACTCGCAAGTAACTGCTGGCGGTGTTGTATGGCATGTGCGCAAGTATGCGGATGGTACAGCTATTGCAGAGGCGGAGTGGCGCGGAACAGTGTCAGCTGCAAATGCGTGGGGCCCCGTATATTACTCAGGAGGAACAAGCACAGCATTACCGCCTGGATTATTTATAGATACACCACTAACTAGTGTAGAAATTGAGGCGCCAGATGGCGAGTTATGGACGACTCGTAAGATGTCAACTAAGGACTATATCGGAGGTATCTACTACATATCGATGAGCAGGCTCTCAAGGGTGGATGCAAGGATACTCTACAGGGCTACAGGAAGGTGGAAGTAATTCCACTAGGTAATTAATTCTGGCACCGTCGAAAGGCGGTGCTTTTTGATGAAAGGAAAAAGCTATGAAACCAGAATTTATAGGGAGCTTGGTCATAGGGCTAACCGCTCTAATTGGACTAATATCCGCGCTTAATAACTATGTTGGTAAGCCCGTGAATGAGCTCAACTCGTCTATAAAGGCGCTTAACGTAAGGATTGAGAACTTGGCGACAGACGTAACTGCCGTTGAGTGTGCTGTAAAAGAGCAAGAGGCACACGATAGGGCGTCACATAGCAGAATGTGGGACAAACATAACCAACATGATGATCGTTTAAACGATCATGAGAAGAGGATAACGCACCTAGAACATAACAAGGGAGGTAAGAACGATGAAAATTAATTGGAAGGTTAGATTTAGGAATAAGACATGGCTGTTAACATTTATTGCTGCGGTGCTAACTCTTGTATATAGGGCGCTGAACGTTGCAGGCATAACGCCACATATCGCCCAGGAGCAACTCGTAGAGCTAGCAACTATGCTAGTGGGCATCCTAGTTCTGCTCGGTGTGGTTATCGACCCTACAACTAAGGGCGGTGGCGACTCTGATACAGCAATGTCCTATACACATCCTAAAGACGACTCGCAGAAGGCTGAAATTCGACCTGTAGCGAACGATAAGGCGATTAACTATGAAGATATCACCGAGGGGCTGAAAGATGCGGAGGTGATAGAAGATGGGCGTTAGAGAAGCAATCGTCAACACTGCGATTAGATACAATGGGATGCCTTTTCAAGGGGGCTCCCATAAAACTCTTATTGACGAATTTAACAAGCATCGCCCAGATGGTTGGGCTATGACATATACGGCTAACTTTTGCGCTGCGTGTGCCTCTGCTATAGCTTATTTATGCGGGGTAGGAGATGCTTATCCATGCTCTGCAAATGTAGGCACAATCGTAGCCAAGGCGCAAAAGATGGGTATTTGGGTAGAAAACGACGCGTACGTGCCAACAGCGGGTGACTGGATAGTCTATGCGTGGAACGATAGCGGAATAGGTGACAACACAAGTGGCGCAAGCCACGTTGGTATCGTTGTTTCCGCAGGCGGTGGATATATAAACGTATTTGAGTTTAATATTCACAATAACCACTCTACTGGCTATAGGCGAATCGCTGTAAATGGTAGATTTATCAGAGGCTTTGTCGTTCCGAAGTTCCAGTCATACGGTTGGATACAAGATGGCAGAGGCTATTGGTTCAAAAAGAAGGACGGTAGCTACTATAAGTCAGAGTGGCAGAAACTAGACGGAGAGTGGTATTACTTCGACGCAGATGGCTATGCTGTTACAGGTTGGAGGCAGATTAGTGGCAAGTGGTATTACTTCAATTCTTCTTGCAAGATGCAAACTGGATGGGTAAGCCTTAATGGTCGTTGGTTCTGTCTTGCATCAGACGGGAGCCTATACACTAGCGGGATACATGAGGTTGATGGCAAGTCGTACTACTTCGACGCAGACGGAGTAATGCACACGGGCTGGGTCAAGGTCGGTGACGATTGGCAGTACTTCAAGGATGATGGCTCGAGAGTTGATAAGGGCATCGTCAAAGGTGATGCGGTGTATATCATCAAGGACGGTGCCCTGGTTACTGATGATAAGGTGACTGTAGAGGCTGACAAGGACGGTGCAATTAGTGTTATGTAATTGAGCGGGCGAGGCGGTCGCCCATACGAGAAAAGCGAGTCCGTTATGGGCTCGCTCTTTTTTTATGCTGCTTTTATTATCTCTTTTGGTGAAAAAGAAAAATACAATTCGTTTTCTATATCCTGGCTGTCTCGCTCGTATAACACAATCGCTCTGCCTTGTGTTGCTGATGCCTTTATCTTGCTGATCGCGTTTTCTTTTGTTTCAAATCCTCCTATCCTTACTCCCTTTGCGTAATCTCCTGTATAAGGGATGGATGATATTCCGTCGCTGTCTTTTATGAACCAATATACTGTGTAGTAGTTATCTCCGTTTGGTCTAACTCCGTACCAGCAATCTAGTGAGTTCAAATATTCTTTGCAGTTGATTTTCTTTGTGATTTCGTTTAACAT